TAGTTAAGAACCATGCATTTGTGTCAGTCAAGAAGTGATTGATTGTGTAACCTTCAGCTACAGAACCGTTGTTCTTGATTGCGTTGATGTCATTGTCAGCAGTACCAACACGAAGTTCAGTTTCCAACAAGCGAGTAGCAACGAATTGCAATGCTGGTGGAACAACCAATTTCTTCGGTTTAGCTGCAATCAATAGACCACGCTCATCAGTCCAAGCTGCGATTTGAATTACGGCTGCTTCTAGAGAAGTCTCGTTCAAGTCTGCTGGGGTTGATGGAATGTTGCTGTTGGTGCCGCCTGAAACAAGTGGATGGCTAGCTGAGAACAAAGCTTGACCGTCGCCACCTGCGTAGCTTGAAGAGAAACCATTGTTCAATACAGCTGCAGCTTTAACTTGTTTAGTGTAAGCCATAGCACGAGCCAAACCTTTGGTATAACGAGCAGACAATGAGTCGTACAAGTTATCTTCGATAGCTTCTTCAGTTAAGCTGAAGCCCAAAGCGATTGTTTCATGGTTGTATCGAGCAGTCCATGCTTCTTGTGCATTGTCGTAGGCGATGGCAGAGCCCTCGTTTTTAACAGGTGCAGCTGAGAAGCCAGACAATTTTGTTTCTTCTTCGAATGAACGCTCAGAAGTCTCAGTTTCGTAGATTTCTTGGTGTTCTTGACCGTAACGTGAATATTCTAAACCGAATAAGGCGTTAAGACCTGGTAATAGCTCTTTAAGGAGCTGTGCGCGTGAAATTGCCATAATTAATTACTCCTTAGATACCGGTTGGGTTTAGATATTGATGACCACCAGCGAATGTTACTACGTTTGGTGTACCTTCAGCCAATGTGATGTATGGAGCGTTCCATTTCACGATAAACTCAACAAAGTTGCCGCTAGAGTTAGCTGTATCAGGCACTACGTCAACAACACGCAATGGTAATGAAACAGTTGTAGTCGCGCCAGCAGCTGAGTAGATACCAACTCGTGAATCACCTGTTACTGTAGAGCCAGCATTTTGAACTAATTCTACGTTAGAACCAATCATTGTGCGACCTAAGTAAGCTGGTGTTAAGCCGTTACCATCTTCTGTTTGACCCGCTACTAAAACTACTTTGAACAATTGGTCAGGGTCATCAGCTACGAACGCTGTGATTACTGTGCCAGTTGGTGCTGCAGTTGATGCTGGGAAGTATTGTTGGAAAATTGTTTGACCTTGTGCGTTAACATAAGAACAGCCCAAAAATACACCTACTGGGGTTGCAGTCGCTTCACCAGTGTCTTTCTCGATTGTACCACCGGCTACTAATTTAACTACGTCACCGTTAAAAATGCTTGTGCCATAAGCGCTAGCAATGTTAAATTGACGAGTTGCGCCAGCAAATACTTGACCGCCAATCAAATTGATTGGTTTTAGCCCGTACGGGGCTGATACGGTTGGATATGCCATATAAAACTCCTAATAAATTAAAAAATTAACTACCTTTGCCAAAGGACGTTGACGATTTGCGCTCATTAAATAGAGGCATACGTGGGTCGCTTTGACGCATTAAATTATTATCTACCGCTTCAGTTTGGGCTTGTGTTTGGTCAGCGTAGTATTTAGTACGTTGGCCTACAAACTCTAGAGGCGTTTTGCATAGTAATAATCCACCGATTTCAATATTGTCTTTGAACCTACTATTAGAATCGATTAGCAGTTGGAATTTGGGTTGTTCTTCAGCTTTTACAGGTTCCCAGCCTTCACGCAATTTAGCGGATAGGTTGCGAGGGTCTGCATTATTTAAAGTTGATACACGAATCCATCTGTACGCGTAGCCTTCTTGCTTATCCGGTTCAGGTAAAAGCTCAGGAGCTTGCCACTGCTTAGGGCGCTCTTGGACGGTACGGGTTTGTAGTTCACGGTTTAATCTGTTTTCAGCCATTTTAGGACTCCAATTTAGTTAATTCACGGGCATACTGCTCAGGGGAAAGACCGAATTTCTTCGCCAGTGCCACCTGTGTGTTTGTCAAAACTACTTTTTTAGAAGCAGTACTCCGTTTCGCTGGAGCGACAACCGTGCTTAGTTTTTGTGTACGTTGAGTTTTAGGCTCATCGTTTTTCTCTGTGTCGTCAAATTCATCAGGGAATTTGCGTTGTACTTCTTTATTGATTGCTTTGTAGTACGCATCAGTACCAACGTAGGCTTGACCATACTGTTTAGCTATCTGATTATGAACGCGCCTTGCGTAAGCAGCCATATAATCTTTTTCTGGGTCAACAAACCAAGAGTTTTCAGAGACCCATTCTGCGGCTTTCTGGTCCATCTTGGGAGCTTGTTGCTCCACATTTCGTATTTGTACATCATTTTCAGGTAAATGTACAGTAGGTTTGAAATTTTTTGCTTTATCTACTTTTAAAGAAGCAGCTAATACTTCATCCTGAGCTTCCATTAAACGGTCGGAATCCCCTGAATCATAAGCTTCTTTATAGTTTCGCTTAGCTTTTTCTAACTCTAGCTCAGCGGAAGTTTGATACGTAGTAATTAATTCTTTTTCGCCTGACTCTAACATGCCTTTTAAGCGTTTGTTTTCGTCTAATATCTTTTGCGCCATGTTCAGCGCTTCGTTCTGTTCCCGCAATGCAGCTTCTTTTTCACGACGTTCATCATGCCAAGCCTTTTTATATTGCTTAAACTTGGTTTTGACGTTCTTAGAATACTCAGCTTTTTCGTCTGCGGTCTCTAATTCTTCTACCACATCTGGTGTTAATGGGGCAACGTTGCGGTCATCATCTGGCGTATCATCTACGATTTCGATTTCTACATCGTCTTCCATTACAATATCTATATTATCTTCTGCTTCGACTTCGTCCGGAAATTCGAACTCGTCCTTAAATTTTGCATTTGCCATCTTAGTTTCCTTTATTTACGGCGAATACCACGAGGGTCGTCTACTACGGCCTCTACGGTATCATCATTGATTAAGCGGAATTCACGACCATGAATAACAAGTCTACTACCTGCGTTTGGTCGGACTAAAACAAAGTCACCTTGTTTGCACCATGGGCCAGTCGGGAATTTTTTATCGTCCTTATAGCTATCAGGTCCAAGGGCTACTACGAATAGTACTGTAGTTAAGATTTCTTCGTTTCTTACAGTTTCATCAGCTTTCAATAATCCGCTTTCATACTCTTTATCCATTTCTGGTATTGCGCAAAGTATATGGTAGCCAGATGGTCTTGGAAGTTGTGTTGCTTTGTCATCAGCATTGGGTGTTTCTGTTTCTGTTTCTTTCTGTCTTGCTTTAGCTTTCAACCCCGAAAGGTCAATTGCTTGAGCCAAGTTTAGTTCACTCATCAGAGTTCTCCATTGTTTTATTGAGGTCTACGATAATTCCACATGCAGCCTCGAGACCACGCAGCTGACCACATATGTATTTGTATTCTTCGAACGTGCTGCAGTTGCCTCGTGTTAACGCTTCGGAAAGCATCGCCATTCGGTCCCTGTATTCGCCCAAAAGAATTTCAAAAGTCTTGTCCATTACTCACCTTTCTGTGATTTTGGTTTGTTTTGTGCGGTAGATTCCGCTAGTCTTTGTTGTACGCTTTGACGCATTTCTTCTAATCTGTGTTGGCTGTCTATGTTAGTTCTGTGTTTATACATATCCATACCTACTTTAACGCCTTCCGTTTCTTTGGCGTGTTCTGTTCTTTGCGACTCTTGCTGTGCTTTTATGGCTAGTTGAGCACCTGATGTTTCTTGTTGAGCATCGATACGTTCACGCTCTACTTGAAGTTGTGCCTGTTTAATCATAAAGTCGTCAGCATCTTTCTTAGTCTTACGTTGTAAGTCTTGTGCTTTAAGTTGTAGCTCTTGCTGTTGCATCTGAACAATAGGGTCTTGTGCTACTTGTTGGTTTTGTTGCTGTTGAACCTGTTGTTGGTTTTGTTGCAATAGTTGTTTAGCTGCTTGTGCTGACATTTGAGCAATGCGAGCTTCCATTTCCACTGGGATAGAAGAATCGTTCTCTTCCATAGACTCGTAGTTAGGTAACTCTGTGCCAATCATGCCTTCAATCTGTTTGCGGTATTCAAAGCCCAAATGCTCCATAACGTGGGCAGACATAGCCGCTTGTAGTTGTTGAGCTAGTTGTGGGTTTTGACCTACTAATTGTTGTACATGAGGGTCTTGTATCATTGACATATGCACTGCAACGTGAGCTTGGTGGTCTTGGTGTAAGAACGCCTTGACTGGTTTGCTCTTAAGAATGTCTTGGTTCTCAGTAACAGGGTCACGAGGTTTAATATCATCGTCAATAGGTACAAGCTTCTGATAGTTCTTAATACCCAGTACTTCTAGCATCTGACGGTGTAGTAGTGGTAGGTCATATAACTGTGGAGCTGACTGAGCTAATTGTAGCGCTGCTTGGTATTGAACTACCTTTTGCGCCATTGTAGCTGCGTTGGGGTCAGACACTGGAATAACTGTAACCATGTCGTAGTCAGACTGTTTAGCACGACGTGAACCTTCTTCTGGGTCATAGTCGTAGTCTTCTGGTGTGTAGTCACGGATAATGTCTTTAAGTAGACGGAACTCTTGTTTCATTGAGTAATGAATACGCGCTTGAATAGCACTCATCATTTTCAAAGTACGTTCTAGAACCGCTAGAGTTGTGCCCACTGGAGACTGAGCAGACATGTCGGACATTTGTAAATCAGCTGCGCCGGCAAACTTACGGCCTTCTTCAATGATTTGGCCTAGTAAACCCATAAGAACTTGTGAAGGCTCTTTGTATGGTAGAGGCATGATGTTATCGCGCATGCTGCCTGATGGTACGTCTACATCACGGAATTCACCTGGGGCAATCGGAGTATCGTCGCCTTTTACACGTAGACCACGAGTTTTAAAGCCGCCCGGTAAGTTAGAGAGTGTACCTGCATCAACCAACTGGCGGATAAGAGAAGTACCAGACTTAGCAAAAGCACCAATAAGATGGATAAGACCAAAGCAGTAGAAACCAAAGCCAGGAATGTAGCCGTAATGAACGAAGTGATTGCGTTTTTGATGTAGTTCATCGTCAGGTCTCCAGTTGCGGCGGATAGCTAATATAGTAGTAGTACCTTTTTCTATAGTAACGATGTATGGTAGCGCAATGCCTGTAGGTTCTCCGTCATCATCTGTATGCTCATCACCTTCTAATACTAGGTTTACATGCATCTCTAATAACTTAAAACGGTCATCAGTAGTAGCGCGGAAGCCCAATTTCTCGGCAATCTTCTTCTCTACTTCGTCCATAACCATTGCTGGTTCACCTAAATCAACATCGCGGTAGAAGCCTTCATGCTGTAGACGAGTAATCTCGTTCGATGATTTGCGCATAACATGGGTAATACGCTCTGCGGACTCTAGACTAGACGCACCGTAAGGAACGACAACATCCTCAGCTGGTACATACATAGACACTTGTCGGGCAATAGCTGGGTCGTAATACACTTTCTTGAACGCATTACCTGCTAGACCTAGGCCCCACAACATACGCTCGTGCTCAGGGCGGTATTCTTTCATCACGTCTGTAAGCTGATAGTTCATGTCGTCTTGAACTCGTGTAGCAGCGTTTTTCTTCTCTTGCGTCTCTTTTCCTATGATTTGAGTCTTAACTGGACCCATAGCTGGAAAAGTCTCCATCATTGTCTCTGCCTGAAACTTAACAACAGCTTCGCTTAAGAGTGGATGGTACACACCACAGGCACCTTCCCATGGCTCAGAACGCTCTTCAATCTTTAATCCTAATAACTCTAGGCCGTCTACGTATGTTTGTATCCAGTCTTTTCTAGATGACACGTCATTATCGTAGTCGCCAATAAGTTCTGAAGCCAACGTAGCTAATACGCGGTCATCTATTACTTCAGCTAAGTTTTGGTCGAAGCCACCGTCGTCCTCGGTTTCTTCTATAGTAAGGATAGGTTCACCATCCACGCCAATAGTGACGCTTTCTGGGTCTTCAATCTCAATCTCTAGCCCAGGACCTTGCTGCATCAGAGGGTCTAATTGGTCAAGCCCTTGGGGAGCCTGTGATAAGCTTTTATCTATTGCCATGGTATTTTCCTATTAATTAGTAGTACGCTTTCTTTTTTGAATATTTATAAAATATATCATCGTCTGCTTCGTCACTTGGAAGCTTAATAAACCCTCCTTGCCTGAACCGAAGTAAGGCAAGTGTAGTCGAGTCAACTAAGTCATCATTAGTACCACTAGGAAAGTCGTTACATTCTTCTATAACTTCCTTAGCCCATCGATGTTCTGGGGCCCAAACAATACCTGAAGCAAATAAATCCGATATAGCATTGACACGAGAGATTTTATCTTGTCCCTTACCAGGTGTAAACTCTCCTGCCGGTATCCCCATACGCCTTAATTCTTGGTATAACGCTGCTCCGTTAGACTTTTTCTCTACCATAAAGGCGTCTGGCTGCCATTCTTTATATTCTTCTAGTACTAATTTCTTTAATTCAGGGAATTCTAGTCGTTTCTTAATAGCATTAAGTAGTATTATATTATAGTTATTAGTTTCTTCATTGAAAAATACTCCCCACGTCGTTAATGCGTTGTAGTCGGCCCTATTATTGGTTTCTTGAGCAGCATCTAGCGACATAATTATGAATTCACAGCTGGGAGCCATATCTTTATCCCAAATCTGCCACCATTCTCGCTTAATTAACGCCCCTTCTTCCGAAGTTGGCTTCTGCATGTACTGAGCATTCCAATACCTGATGTCCAACGCAGCCTTTTTAGCCAATAACTCGTCAACATCCCAAAACTCAGGCCACAACGCCTTGCCATCGTCCTTAATTGCTGGAAACTCTATCACTTCCCATCTATCTACGTCGTCACTTCGCTCCATCTGAGACACAATCTGCCCAGTTAAGTCCAGCTTAGACCACCTAGTCATCACGACAATTATCGCACCGCCTGGCATAAGACGTTGTAGAGGGCCAGACTGAAACCACTCCCAAGCAGGGAGAAAAACATCAGGTCTACCCGTCTTAGCCTCTTGCTCAGAATGCGGGTCATCAATAATAAATAAGTCAGCGCCACGACCTGCGAGAGCGCCGCCAACACCAATAGCAAAATATTCACCATTAAAGTTAGTCCCCCACCTCGATGCAGACTTACTATCGCTTTGTAACTCAATCTGCGGAAAAATATCCTTGTATGCTTCTGAGCCCACCAAGTTTCGAACGCGCCGACCGAAGTTAACTGCCAAGTCAGCCGTGTGAGAACCCATGATTACTTTTTTCTGTGGGTACTTCCCTAAAAACCATGCCGGTGCCAAGTAAGAGATAAGTTCCGACTTCCCATGACGAGGAGCAATGTTAACTATGACCCGTTTCTTCTCGCCTCGTGCGATTGCCTCGAAAATCTCTATCAACTTCAGGTGATGCGGACCTACTTTATAGCCCGGATACACGTGTTTTATGAACTCCAAGAACGACATCTGGCTAACTTCTTGATTTAAAAAGCTTTCTTGCTGCTTTAACAGAGTTAGCGTTTTCTCGGCCTGCGCCTTCGGCATGAAGGGTATGGCCTCCCTCAGTTTAAAGATATCTTCTTGTGTCAGTCTCCGCATGGCCTATGTGGTTAGTCTCGTTATATTATTTCTTAGATGACTGTATTGTGTGTGGTGTGAGAGGTTTCGTGGGTAATATCGCGCACTTCGGCATCGATTATGCGACCTTGGATTTTATCTAGTGTAGCAAGTAGCTCTGCTTCAACTTCTTCTTTACTCATTACCTTATGAGTTATCTCTGTACGTTTCTTAAATGCATCGACTCCATCTACTTCACCAAGTTTGCTTAGTGCAGTTAGTTTTACTTTGGGGTCCTTCGCCATCTCGTATTCTTTAATAAGGTTGTTAACCACGTAAAGCTTTAAATCAGCTAGGTCATCTACGATAGCCACGTTTGTCTGAGCTACCATTCCCGCTAACATAGCAAGGGTTTCGTTTGGGTACTTAGCGAAGTTGGGTCTGTGCGCCGGGTTAACCATCATTTCCTTAGCTAGCTCTGAGGCTTCGTCTACGTTTGCTTGGTTTGGCTCAATTGGCTGGCCGGTCATGTCTGAAAAGAGTTTAACTACGTTAGCTCTCATCGTTAGTTCGTCTGTTGGGGATAATTCGGGTATTGCTTCCCGAGCATTTTTTGGTAGAGGTATGTTTTCCTCTATGTCGGGCATGTTGAAGTGCTCTGTTATATCCATGCTTATATATTTTCCTGTTGGGTTTTACTCCATTTTCTTGATTTTATTGTAGTTTGCAGTGTGTGTAAATCCCTCCTT